TAGGCGTGCTATAAACAGCCTGCAAAGCTGGCACGACGAAACCCTAAGCATGTACGAAGGGCAGGAAATGACCTTTACGGACTTTTACCGAGGCTATACGAGCTACTGCCTAGAAACGTCAAACCGACCCTTTGCACGTAACAAGATACGCGGAGTAGTTAATGCTTTAGGGCTTAAACTAATGATTCACACGGGAGGGGATAACGTGCGTATGGTCAAGGCCTTAGCACCTATAAACCCTAACGCCCAACCCTTCTAAGGATTAACTACTAACTACTACTTTATTATAAACATATAATAGCATAGGTATAGTAGTGTAGAAGTGTTTTAGTAAAAAAGTAGTTATAGTAGTTATAGTAGTTAATGCCGAATTATTTAAAACATAAGAGCCAAGCCAAGCGCATAGTGGCAAACAACCCCCTATATGCCAGTACCAAGTGGCGCAAGTATAGGCAGGCCATACTAATGCGTCGTGGTGGAGTGTGTGACGCATGCAATACAGTACCATTGTTTGACCGTGAGCTACACATAGACCACATCAGACCCATAGCTGAAGGTGGCGCTGTGTATGACGAGGCTAATCTGCAAGTGCTTTGTATTCAATGCCATGGACGTAAGACGGCAGGCGAAAGGGGGTGGGGTCCTATCTCAAAAGTTGACCCGGTGAATTCCACCGTCACCTTTTCCTTTGACCAGGGTAAGGACCAAAACACCCCAAATAACCTATTTTAGCCAAATGATTGAGGAACTAGCGCGATGGGAACGAGTAAAGGCAGAATGTGAAGCTAGCATAGACAAGCACGGCGCTATCTTGGAAGCACAAACCGACCGAGGCAAACCAGTATTAAGAAAAAACCCAGCAATGGAAGCACTAAAGCAGGCAAACGCCGAAATAGAGAAACTGCGTAAGATTGTGGGCGATGCAGTTAACCTGGACTGAATCTATAATTGAACGCTTTTGCGTCTTAACTGAGGACAGCGGCGCCGGTCAACCGGTAAAGCTTATGGACTGGCAGCGTAAGCTTATACGTGATGCCGAGGGTAAGCGCATGGTATGGCTAGAAATACCACGAAAGAATGGTAAAAGCGCTTTTATCGCTATGCTAGCCATAGCTCACATGCTCAAAGGATTTAAGGAAGGGACTAACCCACAGGTAGTTTTAGCAGCGGCGACCAGGGAGCAGGCCGGTATTTTGTTTGGCTACGTCCGAAACATGATTTTATTGAACCCGGAGCTGCAAAAGGTCTTGGAGCCATACCGTAAGGAAATACGGCTAAAGGGTAAGCCAGGCTACCTAAAGACCATTACCAGCGACGGGGGCAGCAACCACGGACTAAACCCGTCTTTTATCTTATGCGACGAAATACACAGCTGGAACGAGGTAAAAGGTCCGGAACTGTGGGAGGCACTACGCACGTCGATGGCATCACGCCCTAGTCAAATGGTGGCAATTACCACGGCAGGCAGTGCTTACAGCTTTGCCCACAAGTGGCACGAATACGCAGAACGCGTAAAAGAGCAGCCAAGCATAGACCCAAGCTGGCTAACTATCATTTACGGAGCTACGGACGAGGAAGACCCGCACGACCCGAAGGTATGGGCAAAGGCTAACCCGTCCCTGGGTATAACGGTTACGTTACAATACCTAGAGGAATTAAGCAACACAGCCAAGCACGACGAGCCAACGCTACTATCACTACGCAAGCTGCACCTTAACCAGTGGGCCGGTAGCGCCCAGCCGTACATTGAATTAGGTAAGTGGCTCAAGTGCGAAGGCCCTAAGCCTAAGACCTTGGACAAGTGGCGCTGTTTCTTAGGGGTTGACCTTGCAGCGGTAAATGACTTTACAGCCTACGCGGTGGTTTACTTTAATGGCGAACGCTTTTATACGGTCCAGTATTACCAAATTACCGACCATGCCATGACTAAGCGTAAGCAGAAATACCCGAACCTAGCTCGGAACTGGATAAAGAACGGGCAGCTGGACATGGTGAAGGGTGAGGTAACCACAACCGACCACCGCATAGCAATGATTGAAAGCATAATTGACAAGCACCCGGTCGAGGGCATTTTCTTTGACCCCTGGAACGCAGCGGAAACCGTAGAGCGTTTACGTAGCAAATACGGCAAACAGTTTTGTTACGAGGTGCGCCAGTCTGCCCTTATGGTAAACGAGCCAATGAAACTACTTTATAGAATGGTTACCACCAAAGGCATAACCCACGACGGCAACCCAATTACTGCCTGGATGATTGCGAACACCAGCCTGCACATTGACAAAAATGATAACTGGACCTTTCAAAAGGATAAGGCTCCCGACCGAATAGACGGCACGGCTGCGCTTATTACGGCGCTAGCTGGCTATGTTCACAATGCTAGCACCGGAATGTCGACTTATGAGGAATTAGATATAATTTTTGTGTAACTTTGTGTTATGGCATGGTATGACCGTATAAAGCGTAGCGTTAGTGGAGTAATAAGCCCTAAGCCCTGGCTAATCAATCTTTTTGGCGGTAACACTACGTTAGCGGGCGAAAATGTAAGCAGCACAAACGCGCCAAAGGTCAGCGCTTTGTACGCCTGCGTTAACTTAATCGGCAACACCATAGCATCACTGCCTTGGCAGCTGTTCCGCGAAACCGAGCAAGGCCTACTATTTCAGCCTGGCCTTATTAACGACCTAGTAAGCAAGCGACCAAACGAGGCGTACAATAGCTACGATTTCCGTAAGGCTATGTTAACGCAGCTTTTGCTGCGCGGTAACGCTTACGTACTGCCGGTACGTAGCGGTAATAACCTAGCCGGCCTAGAGCTTATCGATACCGAACTGGTAACGGTCGATACTACCAGCGGCGAGCTTATCTACCAGCTGCACCTACGCAACGGTATTAACCTGCGCCTAAACCCTAACCAGTTAATACACCTTAAATACTGGTCCTTTGACGGCATTAACGGAGTTAGCCCGATAGTTTACGCCAAAGAAATAATCGGTACATCAATGGCCGCAACTGCCCACATGGGCGGCTTTTATGGTAACGGGGGTATGCCTAAAGGCATTTTACAAATTCAAGGCACTATTAGGGACGCAGACCGCGTTAAGCAAATAGGCCGACAGTTCGACGAACTGAACAAGGAGTACAAGGGGCGGACCGCTGTTTTAACTGAGGGGGCAGAGTACAAGCCGGTAGCTGCGAACTTTCAAGAGTCGCAGTTAATTGAGAGCTTACGTTTTAGTGTTGAAGAAATATGCCGCCTTTACAGCGTCCCCCCGCACAAAATTGGCCACATGGATGGCGCAGGCTATGCAAATAGCATAGAAGCGCAAAACGCGCAGTTTGTCAGCGACTGCATCCGCCCATTGATTGAGGTAATCGAAATGGAGTTTACCAACAAGCTATTAAGTGGTAACCGTGTATTTCAGCTGGACCTAAAGGCCCTTATGCGTGGCGACATTACCACTGAGGTACAACGTAACGTGAGTTACTGGAATATAGGCGTAATGAGCGCCAACGAAATACGCCGCATTGAAGGGCTAGCACCTATCGAAGGCGGCGACGTATATAACAAGCCTATGCACATGGGCAGTGAACAAGAACAAAATGGAGAAGGAAATACGCAGCCGGACGATACCGGTAACGGAGAGTAACACCGTAGAAGGCTACGCCCTTAACTGGAACGAGTACGACATGGGTTCCTTTATGGAGCGCATAGACGTTAACGCGCTAGGCGAGTTAAAGGACTACGACGTACACGCCCTTTACAACCACGACTACGACCGCGTGCTAGCTAGGTCTAAGTACGGCGAAGGCACCCTAAGCTTAGAGCAAGACCAAGAGGGCTTGAAGTTCCGTTTTGACTTACCCGATACGTCAACCGGTAACGAAGTGCGCACCTTAGTAGGTCGCGGCGACGTAGACCAGGCAAGCTGGGCATTTACTGTTAAGCAAGAGCGCTGGGAGAACGTCCGCAGCGAAAAGCCCACACGCGTCATTGAAAAAATTGGCGAAATGTACGACATTAGCCTAACCCCTCGCGGGGCTAACCCCACTACGTCCGTAGCCCTACGGTCGCTAGAAAAAGCCTTGCAAGAGGCAGAACCCGAACAATTAACCCAAAACCCCGAAACCGTGGAAAATCACGAAAACGAGGCAGAAACAAGAGCTAACACTTTTGTTGACGCATCAGCCGTTCAAGGTCAGCTTTCAAAAAACGAAGCTCGCAATCTTGGCAAGTTTAACATTATTAAAGCAATCAACGAAGCCCGTAGCGGTAAACTTACTGGCCTAGAAGCCGAAGTAAACCAAGAAGGCTTAAACGAAAAGCGCAGGCTTGGAGTTGACGCACGCGACATGCACGCTATCAACATGCCCGAAATGCTTTTTACCCGTACTCAGTCAGTTACTGGCGGAACTGGTGGAAACCTTGGCGGTGACTTGGTATTTACCGAGCCAGGACGTTACATTGACTTTTTGTACCCTAACACCCCAACCCTAAGCCTTTGCTCAGTTGCAGAGAACTTGGTAGGTAACATCGACTTTCCTAAGCAAACATCTAGCTATACGCTAAACTGGCAGACCGAAACCGGAACCGATACCGTCCAAGACATCAACTTTGACAAAGTAACTATGTCGCCTAAGCGTGCCGTAATTTCTGCGTCTATGTCAAACCAATTGTTGCGCCAAGAGTACAGCCGTGGAATTGAGCAGCGCGTAATTCAGCAGCTTAACCTTTCGTTCAACAAAGGACTAGAGAATGCTGTACTTAACGGTACTGGCTCATCTAACCAACCTAGCGGTATCTACACTGAGCTAGCAGCGCAGGCTTTGGCCCTAGGTGCTATCACTTTCGACGACCTAGTAGACATGGAAGCTGCCCTAGCTGCCAACGACGCACTAGCTGGTAACCTTGCTTACGTTACGCATCCAAACGTAGTAGCCAAGCTAAAGAAAACCAAAGTAGACGCAGGTAGCGGACGCTTCTTGGTTGAGGGCATGCTGGACCCAGTTAAGACTGCCAACGGTTACAATATCTTTAATACCACGGTTTCTAAAAAGACCACTGGTACTCCCGATACCTACGGCTTACTTTTCGGTAATTTCGCAGACGTTCAAATCGGATTTTGGGGCGGTGCTACTTTAATGGTAGACCCTTACAGCCAAATGAAGTCCTCAATCGTGGAAATCTACGTAGAGCGCTTTATGGACGTAGCCGTATTGCGTAACGCTTCTTTTGCTCT